GCAGAATCGTGGCATAGAGCGTGAGTAATAAAGGCAAAAAGTCGGAATTCGCGCGTCTCGTCACTGACGGAATCACCGATCAGCGTCCCGACATGTACAACTACGTTGCCAAGCGCATCGTGGAGCTGGCCGAAGCGGAGAAAATGGGATGGACCCACTACTTCGACGGTCATTCCATGTGCGTGCATGGGCACATAGCGGCGCGATACGTCAAAAATACCGCACTCTGTGTCGATTGCAAGCGCTTGGCGGAAGGAAAACCGGCAATTTACACGCCCGGCGCGTCGGCTGACAGCCTGATCGGCCTTCCAGATCACGTTAACCCCATCGCAAACTCGAAATTTGCGTGGACGGACGACAAAAAGAGCCAGTTATTGTCGGCCTGGGTCAATACAGGCGGAGACATGATCGCCGCGGCCAAGATTGTTGGTTGCCAGCCCGAACATGTCATCGATTTGAAGACATCTGACGTGGAATTTCAGGCCGCATACGAAGCGGCGCGCATGAAAGTCGATCAGGTGCAGCTCTGGAGCATGGAATCGCGCGGCAGCGGCAACGATCGCGTCGGACTCGCGATGGCGCAGAGCAAATTCACAGAATTCGGTGCCAAGCAAGGCTTGGCGGATCGCCCAACCATAAATCCGGAGCAGGCGCGTGCAGAACTTGCCCAAATCCTTTCAAGCCTTAAAAGATCGCTTGATAAGCGGGACGGACTTAGAGCAGTTATCAGAACTAATCGCGGTGTGGGACCGATTGACCCCGCCCCAGCAGCTGATGCAGACAAGGACATGGAAGTCGAGATTATATTGGGATCGTCACACGACGATAGCGACTTGGTTTGAAGATGCGGAGATTCGGGCCGCATATCCGAAACAGATGGCGCACTTCCGGTTGGGGGCTACCTACGATGAACGCGCTCTCTTCGGTGGTAATCGTACAGGCAAAACACACGCGGGCACGTACGAAGACGCCCTGCATCTTACCGGACTATATCCGGACTGGTGGGAAGGTCGCCGTTTCGAACGTCCCATCAGCGCGTGGGTAGCGACCGACACGGCCAAGAACGTCCGAGACATCCTGCAGGAAAAATTCTGCGGTGAGCCGGGCGTTCCGTCGTTGCTCGGGACGGGCATGATCCCCATCGATCTATTCGCGGGCGATCCTACATCGAAGCACGGAATTGCAAACGCGTACGAATCAGTGTTCGTGCATCATCACACGAACGGCATCTACGACGGGATTTCGACACTCTCGTTCAAGAGTTACGATCAGGGACGGCAGGCATTCCAGGGCACGCAACAGGATCTGATTCATCCTGATGAAGAACCGAAAATCGAAATCTATACGGAGTGCTCACTCCGGTTGATGAGCACGATGCCCGGTGAGCGCAACGGCATGATGACGCTAACGGAGACCCCGCTGTTGGGTATTTCGGAATTGATGATCAGCTTTATGCCGGAATTGAACCCCGCGCATGATCTGTTGAAGCGGCGTCAGTGGAATCACGATCGAGACGACTACGACATGGTGATTGACGGTGAATGATCTACCGAACGACAGCCGCATAGCCACGTTTCTAGACATGGACGATGTCCCGCACTTGACTGAATCCGAGAAACGAAAAATCTTGCGTGGCCTGGCGCCGTATGAGATTCAGGCTCGGAAAAGCGGCATACCCGGTCACGGACAGGGCGCGATCTACCCGATCGCCGAGTCACAGATGACGTGCGTGCCGTTCGAGATTCCAAGTCACTGGCCGCGCAGTTACGGCATGGATCCGGGCTGGAACTGCACCGCGGTAATTTGGTTCGCGTGGGATATTGATCATCCGTACATCGATCGCGACAACAATACGCGCTATCCGGCCGTGGCATACGATGAGTACTACGTCGGTCAGGAACACCCGGCCGTGCATGCCGCCGCTATCAACCTGAAAGGCGGTCGATGGTGCCCTGGTGTGATCGATCCGGCCGCCGAAAAGGCGCGCGGGCCGGATGGCGAACGATTGATCGAGGCGTATCGTGCGCTCGGACTCAACGTCGCGAAAGCGGACAACGCGGTCGTGTCGGGGATCCTTACCACATGGGACGCACTCTCGACACAGAAACTGCGAGTCTTCACCACGCTCGTCCACTGGGCGAAAGAGGTGAAACTTTATCGCCGCGACGAGAAGGGCGAGATAATCAAGAAAAACGATCACTTGATGGACGCCATGCGTTACAACGTGATGAGCGGGTTCGCGGTGGCAAAGGTGCCGCCTGACGATAGCGGTAACGGTACGCCGTGGTTCGCATGGTCACCAGAGATGGCGACGCCGGGCGGTGTCTGGAGCGGCTGAATGGATGGCACGCTCCTGGCTATCATTATGAACTGGGCGCGGAAGGCCGGCATGGTGTTGTTTATCGACACGGACGGCCATCTGAAGATCTATCCAAAATCAAACAAGGCATGGCCGCGATTAGAGGCGATGCTATTCGGGAAACATCCTGAGATGAAGATGTACATTATTCGAGAGACACAAGGTGAGGACAAATGAGTATCCAACTTAAATTGACGCATGAGGAGGGCCTGCGCCTCCGTCAGCAAACGGCGCACAAAGTGGACCGCGCGGCCAAGATCGATGGCGTGGGCGGCGTTCCCGTTTTAGGAACTGACTGGAAGTTCGACAAGTACCAGGATTCGACTGGGAAGACGACCGAGGAAGTGCCGCAGGATAAAGACCCGCGCAAAGTCGGCTCCGATGGGAAGCACATCTCTCTCGGTACCTACACGGTCCACGTGACCGCCAATATGCGCAACCTCGTCGTAGAGCGTAAGGGCAAGGTCACCGCATTCAACTTCAAGAATCCGGCCGTGCGCAACCAGATGCGCATCCAGTACCAGACACTGGAAAAGAACGGCAAGACGACCAAGGACGGGAAACCGATTCACGAGTGGAAGGATTCAGGGGCGCCGATCTACGTGCCGCCAAATTCTTTCTGCGGGGCTTTTGTTGGAGACGGGCAGCGGGCTATAATTAATGAATGCCCGACTTGAATATAAAAATGAGTGGCGTCGAAAACGCCGCTTAGATCCCGAGTATCGCGCTAAAGAACGGGAATATTCTCGCGTGCGTCGCTTAGATCCCGCCGTGCGGGAACGAGAACGCGCGCAAGCGCGGACGTATATGCGCGCATATCTTCTACGAGCTAAATCGTGAGTAGTAATAGTGGGGACAACCTAGATCTTATCGGGGATATCCCCGGACAACGGGGCGAGTTGCCGAACACTCCTGGGTTCGAGATAGAGGACGAGGGCGCGCTCATGGACCGCATTCGTGCGTTCTATGATGAGGGCGTCGGTGCATGGGAAGAGAATCGCCGCATGCACTCGGAAGACTTGAATTTCATCTACAACGCCGAAGCGCAGGGCCAGTGGGATCCGGTCGTCCTCCAGAACCGTCGCGGCAAGCCGTGCTATACGTTCAACCGGTGCCTGCAGCCGGTGAATCTCGTGGTTGCCGACATGCGGCAGACACGACCAGCGGGTAAGGTTCGGCCGGCCTCGGACGGCGCGAGCGAACCAATCGCCGAAATTTTTGGCGGGTTGTGCCGCTCGATTGAGCAGTGCTCTCGCGCCGATGCGATCTACAAAGAGCAGTTTAAATACGCTGTCGCTGGTGGATTCGGCGCGGCGCGCATCATGCCCATGTACATGGAGAATGATGGCGACGGGGCGTTCGATCAGGTACTGCGCATAATCAACATCTCGAACCCGCAGACTGTTGTGTGGGACCCGCAATGTGCAGACCCGTGCGGCGGAGATGCGAACAAGTGCATCGTCGCGGAGCGTATTGACGAGAAGGTCTACGAAGCCCTGTACAAAGACGAGAACGGCGTCAGCTTCACTGTCTCACGTGACAGCTACGGCTGGTTCACCGACAAGGAAGTTCGCATAGCGGAATACTTCGAGCGCATCCCGCGCGAGAAGAAAATCGCGAAGATGACTGATGGCACGGTCGTGGACTATGACAGCGACCTCAAGGCTCAGGAAGCACACTTCGACTCGATGGGAATCACGCACGAAACGCATGGCGTGACGCGCATCGCAAAAGATAAACGCGGCAAACTGATGACCCGCTCGACTGTCGTGTGGCAGGTGATGTGGGTCAAGTGCGATGGCACCAACGTCCTCGAAGGCCCCTATTACTACGACTGGAAGCGCATTCCCGTGGTCCGCTTTCCCGGTCGATACGTCAACATCGAAGGCCGTCGCAAGTTCCAGTCGCTGATCCGGCACGCCAAAGACGCGCAGCGTAGCTACAATTCCCGCGCCTCGGACATGATCGAGCGCAGCGCGCTCCTGCCAAAGGCCCCATACCTCGTGACCGAGACTATGATCAAAGGTTACGAAGATCAGTGGAATCAGGCCAACGTTCAGTCACGGCCGTACTTGCCATACAACGTGGACAAGAACGCGCCGGAGACCATGCCACACCGCATGGAACCTCTAGATCTGCCGCAGGGTGCAATGGCGCTCGCGCAGATGTCGATTCAGGACATTCAGGCCACCATCGGCTACTTCGATCCAGCGCTCGGCAATGCGGAGGACATGAACCGCGTATCGGGCAAGGCGCTTGTGCAGCACACGCGCCGCAGTGATCTGGGTAGCTTTGAATTCATCGACGGATTCAGCGACGCTCTACAACTGATCTGGGAAATGATGATCGACATGATCCCGACCGTGTATGACTCGGAGCGCGTTGAGCGCATCATCGGTCATGACGGTGTCGAGAAGATGGTCCAGATCAATCAGTCACAGGACGGCACCGAAGACCTCATCAACGATCTTTCTAAGGGATCGTATGATGTTGAAGTCACTATTGGCCCGTCGTTCCAGACCGCCCGCCAGGAAGCGCTCGATACGCTGATCGGTGTGATGGAAGCGCTGCCGCAACAGGCCCCGGTGATCGCGGATCTGGTCGCGAAGAACATCGACACGGCGGACGCGCAGGAGATGGCGCGTCGGTTCCGGATCCCGCTCATCCAGCAGGGCATCGTGCAACCGACCGAGGCTGAGAAGGCCGCGAACCCGAACATCGGACAGCCTACGCCCCAGCAGCAGCAGGCCCAGCAAATGGCGGCCGACGAAGCCAAACTCCTTGCTGCCAAGGCGCAGAAAATGGGGGCGGACGCGCAGATTGCGCAGTCCCGCGCTCAGTCGAGCCCGCAGGAACAAGAAAAGCTGAAACTAGGCAACATGGTCCTGGCGAGCAAGATTCATGACTCCGCACTCGGCCATGCGGGTATCCCCGACCAAGGCGAGCAGGCATCGGCTCAGCTCGACATTGCGCATCAGCATGCGCTCAATCGGCAGGAACTGGAGCACAACGAGGCCGCGCACCGGCAAGAATTGACGCACGAAAACCAGGGTCACGTGGCCGGCGTCCTGAAGGGCCGCTCTGAACACGAGTCGGAAGACCAGCGCGCGCATCGCGAGCACGAAGCCGAGGAGCGCCGCGCAGCGGAGAAACACGCTCGCGAAGAAACCCGCAAGGCTGAAGCGCACAAGGCCGAAATGGCGCGGCTCGCCGAGAAACATGATCACGAACTGAAACACACCGCGAAACTGAACGAAGCGAAAGTCGCCGCGGCTAAAGCCATTGCCGCTACGAAACCGAAGAAGCCTAAAAAGGCTGCCTGATGGGCATCGGCAGTTTCTTAGGGATTCCGGTCGTGAACGAACGAAAACCTCCGGTGCGGGAAGTTACTGATCCGCCGCGCGGTAAGGACGGGCTGTTCATTCAGCCGAAAGACACCAGCGCCGCGCGCGAAGTCATCGAGCAGCACAATCGCGATCGGTTCGCGGGTCATTTCAAGTTCGCCGATCCGTATACCGGCAATACGCGCACCTATGATGCGCGCGGCGACTACAACTGCGGCCGATGCAATCAGGCCGTCGGTAACAAATGCCTACTGGTGAAGGTAGAAATCGACCGCGACGCGGGCAGTTGCGCGGACTGGGAAATCACCTGCGCCGGGGACCCGGAGATGGTGCTTCGCGAGAAAAGCGCGGAAGTCGCCAATTACGGTGTCGCCAAGAACGGTAAAGGGTTTGGGTGCCATCGGTGCCCATATGCTTCCGCCGCTATCGCTCCCGACAGTCGCGGTCGTGAACTGTACTGCGGTAAGGGCGATTTTCGCACGTTCGGTAACGCGTGCTGTTCATTGAATGGCGCCCCTGTAGTCGAAGAGGACTACGACGAGGACGACGAGGACGATGAAGATTACGACATCGACGTCGATAGCGACGACGATGAGGATGATGAGTGATACGTTAATCGGGTGAGACCGATACCGCCTCGCGGAAGCGCATTCCGTGTAACATCGGAGACAATCAAATGGCTGACACATTTTCGCGCGACAGTCTCGAAAAATACGAGAAAAGTCCGCAGACCAAGATTTCTGATAAGGTGAACCCGTTCCGCGGGGCCACCCCAGCAAAGGCCGCCGACCCCGCTGCTGTAGCAGCCGTGGCGGCCGGACAAGTTGATGCCACTCCGGGTGGCGCGCCAGTACAGGCTGTCGCAACGCCGGATCCGCTCACCGACGATGCCCCTATCGTTGATGAGGATGGAACACTCGGTGACCCGACCGACTCGGGTGAGGGGACTTCGGATGTAACGTCGGACCCATCCACCGACACCGTCGATCCCAGCGATGAATCAGATCCCAACGCGGACCTAACAACTACCGACGAGGAAGTTGAACCGGCTCCGAAGAAGGGCTCTGCTGCGGAACGCATTGTGGAATTGAACGACCTCACGGATGGCTACAAGCTTTACGGTAAGGCGAAAGAAGAACAGGTCAAGGAACTGCAGGATGAACTGGCCCGCTTGCGCGGTACAGCCCTCCCGGTAGCTCCGCCGCCGGTTGTCGAAGAGAAAGACGAACCCATGCCGCGAATGACGGATGCGGATGTCGCTTTCGATGAAGACAAGTACAGCGAGAAGATGGCGAAATGGGTTAAGACCCAAGGCAGGATCGAAGCGCGGCGCGAGCTGCGTGCTGCATCAGCCGCCCAGGCTGCGCAGTCGATTAATGCCTCGATCGAGACCAAGATAGCCGCCTTCGAGAAAGACCATCCTGATTTCGCTAGCAAGGTTCGCACGAACAAGGTTCTGGCCTCCCATCAGTTGCACCCATTCGCGGGTCGTCTCGTTGGGAAGTCGGAGTATACGGCCGATCTGCTGTATAAGTTCGGAAGCGATGCCGCGCTAGCGATTCGTGTCGCGCAGATGGATCCAGAGGACCAGATCTCTACCATCAACGACATGATCACCGAAATCAAAGCCGCAAAGAAAGCATCAGTGAAGTCACCAGCAAACCCACAGGGCGGTGCGAAACCGGCCCAAAAGAAGTCCATCACTCAGGCACCGCCCCCTCCGCGCGCGACTCCAGCAGCGGGACGGCCGGCGACGCGAGATGTCCTCGATCCTAACATGTCGATGGATGAATTCGCTCGCCAGCACAGGACGGTGAGACAAACAGAACGCGCTCAAAATCGAAAACAGCGCGGTCTGAGTTAAACATCTCGGAAGGGATAAATGGCTAACTCACTAATCACGGCCCAGTGGGTTGCTCGCAAGGCGCTGGTACTCCTCCACGCCAAGAGCAACTTTACAGGTCGTTGCAATCGCGACTATCAGAGCCTGCTGCCTGGCCCGATCAACGGCGTCATCCTTGGTCAGCAGCTCTCGATCCGTCTGCCGTTCCAGTACATGCTTCGTACCGGCCCGCAGATGAACGCCCAGAACTCCGTTCAGCGTTTTGCCACCCTGCTGGTCAACCAGCAGCTCGGCGTTGACATCAACTTCACCAGCGTTGAGCGGGCGATGTTGCTGAACAGCTTCGGGGAGCAGGTTCTTGAGCCTGCCATGGCGCGTCTTTCCGCTGGCGTGGAAAACTTCACGACCGGTCAGGTAAACAACGTTCCGAAGTTCACTGGCGCGTATTCCTCGACCGCCACGTACGACCAGCTGCTGCAGAATGAGCAGTATCTGACAGAGGCCCTGGCCCCTGAGGACAACAAGCGTACGTTCACCGCGACCCCGCAGACTTCACGGTACTTCGTGAAGGACAACAAGGGTCTGTTCCAGCCCGAGAGCACGATCTCTGATCAGTGGCTTGAAGGCGTGATCAGCGACAAGGCCGCCGGCTACGTCTGCTTCCGTAACACGAAGCTTCCGACGCACGTTATCGGCACGTTCGCTGCGACCTCGAACCCGACCGTCAACGGTGCGGGTCAGTCGAACCCCGGCGCTGGTAACGCCTACGTTTCAACGTTCACCCTGGCCGTCACTGGCTTTGCGGCTGCGGACGTTGTGAACGCTGGCGATGTCATCAGCATCGCGGGCGTCAACGAAGTTGATCCTGAGACCAAGGCGTCCCTCGGACGTCCCAAGCAGTTCGTGGTTACGTCCACGACTGGCGCTCAGCCGACTTCACTCTCCATCGCCCCAGGCATCATCACTGGCGGTTCGTACCAGAACGTGGACAACGTCCCCGGCACTGGCTCGGCCATCAGCATCTTCGGTGTTGCCGGTGCGGCCTCTGCCTCGCCTCTTGCGAACATCAGCGGTCAGCTGATCAAGCAGTCGCTGGGCTGGTATCGCGACGCGATCGTGTTTGCGAATCCTCCGATGTTGGACCTCAGCCCCCTCGTCAAGATGACGGCTGCGGAAAGCTTCGAGGGTTACAACATGCGCTTCGCGCAACAGTGGGATCCGTCTAACGACGTGCTCCCGGCTCGTCTCGACTCGATTGTCGGTGCTGTTCTCTCCTATCCGGAGCTGGCAGTGCGTAACATCGAAGTCGCGTCGGCGTCCTAATCTAACTGAGGAATAGACCAAATGACTAACTATCAGGCTGGATATGGACACGGCGACGTTGTTGGTGTTCCGTTCGATTTCTACGCTGGTGCGACCCTGGTTTCAGGTAGCACGATCACGATGCAGACCGCGGTGCTGGTGCTCCTGCCCAGCGGCGCGGTTTCGCTGACGATCAACCTTCCGCTGAACCCAGTGGACGGTGCGTGGGCGGAGATTGTGAACGCGTCTGGCAGCATCATCACGCTGACAGCCGTCAACGCCAACACTGGCGACTCCCTGGCGGGTGCGGCTACCCCGGCGACTCTGCCGGCGGCGACGCAGACCCCGCTTGTGACCACATCGATCAAGTACCGCTACACCCTGAACGGCTTCCAGCCGGCCAGCGGCGCCGCGGTCAACCCTCGGTCGTGGATCCGCGTCCAGTAATATAAGAAAAAGGCACCTCAGCCCTCACCCTGAAGGTGTCAGGCGAACGTCCGCCGATATAAGCAGACGTGACAGGGAGACGAGAGAGTCTCCACCTAATTTTCGAGGGCAACTGTGGCAACCGTAGCGACTAATCAGGCGATTATCACCGAGAGCTATCAGCTGCTTGGCGTAGTGCGCGAGGGGCGAGCCCCTACCGCGACGCAGTCGTCTAACGGTTTGACCATCCTCAACGACAACCTCGCCACTCAGATGAGAGACGGCTGGGGAGGTATCGGTTGGTGGCCGCAAACAGTTTCCATGCTTAACAATCTCGCGCCGCTCAACGATGCGGACATCGCGGATATCAAGTACCTGCTCGCGGGATGGATCGCGCTGCGGTATGGCATCACCGTTGCAGACAACCCGAATGATGATCTGTCGGCCCCTACATCGCTTGGCGGTAACATTCGCGCCTCAATGCGACGCATGAATAAGCGGTATTTGAAACGGACTGAATGTGATCTCGGCGAG